AGAATTTTAAGATCTACAATCTCGGAATTTATACCAGCAATTGCATAACTCTTTAATTTGTTTTTAATTTGTTGCTTATCAAAATCAGAAACATATGTTCCATTTTTTGGTTTAATACTGATCTGTACTCTACCAAATTGTGGTGGATCTAATTCTTCACCACCTACAACAGCAACAGATTCGGTTTTGGGATAGATTGTTTGTATTATTGCTTCATAATCCCTTGGTGTAACCGCCCTGTACTGTGCTGAATATATTCTAGGGGCAAAATACTTAATAGATGATAAATCTTCTACTTCAGCACCATTAGAGGAGGACTGAACTGTAGTAACAGTAACATTATCATTTGGTTGTATAAGAGCACCAGATTGATTTGAGAAGGTTCCTTGGAAACTAAATTCTGAAGCACCGTTACCAGTTTCACCATCAGTAACAATATATCTAACAGTAATAGTTTGATTGTTTTCCAACTTTCTGCCAAATAAACCATCACCAAACATAAGTTCATACTTTTCATCTTGAACTTCTTGCATTAAATATATTTCCGATTTCTTATCAATATTCAATATATTATCAACTGCAGAATATTTTCTACCAATTCCACTATCATTAATACCTTTAACATATGCTCTAATGGTAGAACTATCAATATTTGGGGTATCTAAAATAAATCTTTGATCTATAGAAGTGTCTACAAGAAAAATTCTGGATAATAATGTTCCTTCATGAAGTGAAATATTATCATCAAATTGTGCGTATCTCTTTCCATTAATAGTAACCATTCTAGTAGAGGTTATATCTTCAGGAATAGAAAATCTATATGTTGTATTATTTGCATTACCTACACATACAAGACCTGCTCTTAACGTAATAAAAGGAATTTGTGGGTCTGCTAAATTATCGCTTATTTCAATATCACCCAATTTAATTGTTGCTACTGCAGCAGTCTTTGAACGAGGTACATATCCAATATTTCTTGCTAGTGATACAACATTCTCTCTTATAGTTGCAGAATCCAAGAAAGATTCGTTTGCAACCAAGTTAGCATTAAATGCATTAATATATGTGTTATATGCTAGGGTATCAATTAAGACCGAAAAGTTAGAACCCTCAAAATCAAAATCAGTGAAATTTGAGTTTGCTCGAAGATAATCTTTAATTTGAGCCTTGATCTGATCAAAATCTAGACTTGTAAACTGTGTAAAAGGCATATTACTACCTGGTTGGTTCTAATAAGAAGTTAAACGATTGTGTAGGAACATCTAATCCAACAATATCAAAAAATACTGTTACTTCAAGACTATTTCTATCTGGTTGACCATTAACTACAATATTCACATTATCAACTCTTGGTTCATAGATAGCTATTGTTTCTTCAATTTGATCTTTGATTTCATCCGCAGTATCAATGTCAAAATTTTCAAATAAACTTGCACGAATATCTGTCCCAATTAAAGGATTAAAAAATCTTTCTGTTGGTATAGTTTCAACTAAATTGCGAACAGATCTGACAATTGCCCTTTCATTACCCAAGACAGCAAGATCTTTTGTAACTGGATGAGGTACAAAAGAAAAACTAATGTCTTTAAATCCCCTAGATAAGCGTTTTGTTGCCACGAATAGGTATTTGTTATATTATTTCCTTTGTTTATTTATCAACCTTCTTAACAATTGCATTAAAAAACCCCCTGTCGGGGGTTTTACTGTTATCTACCTTGTCCTCTATACCTCTTTTTAGCATGATTACGTGAAGTAGCAGCATATTTTGTATGCTTTCCTCTACCTTGACTTGTCTTTTTAGGTTTTGCTTCGATGTAATCACCAGATCCTAGTAATCCCATTTTTGCTTTAGCCATTCATACCCTCCGTTAAAAATTGATTGATAGTTGATTTGCTAATTTTGTGTGAGTTTAATGCTTTATCGTCTATTAAAACATCATAATGAGTTTTACCCATAATTAACTCATCAAAATTAACACCCCAGAAATTTAATTGATCTATAGTAGCATTATACAGGAATTCATGAATTAAATCAACATCCCCTTTAAATTGAGACATTCCTCGTGCAGTATAGATTTTGATATAATTCTCTTCATATAAAGAGTTTACTAAATCAACTGCTTCCTGATATGGCATACAATAGTTGTATTTGTCAACACCAAGATGTTCATATCCATCTGGGCGATAACAAATTACATCATCCAGATCAAATGCAATAACTTTTTGTTTGCTCATGTAACAATTTTAATTGTGATTTGATTCTTTTCTTGATTATTCTATCAGCATCTGGAAATTGTGATTTGATTTCAGTTATAAAATCTGGATTAGATAGCACATAATGGCAAGAAGTCATAATCAATTGATCTTTTGAGATTCTATCTATGTTTGAAACCCACTTTTTCCATTTACCTGAATTATAGCATATTTCATACAACCTATCAAATAGAACATTATTCTTTCTACATTGCTCCAAATAGTATTCTGATTCTATTTGACCAAACTCTGGTGCAATATTAATAGCATCTAACCCACTTTCAAACCTTACTTCAACATCAAATGAGTCAATTAGATAATCACCATTATGTTCTTTACTCATTAAATCATACTTTTTAACAACTTTAATGAATTTCTTTAATCTTCTCTTATTAAAGTTACCAGTATTAGTTCTAGTTGATAAATCTAAACCTGTACCAGACTGTACAACTGCATATTTTATTTTATCAAACTGTTCTTTAGGTAGAGAATTAAGAAGATAATTGAGAAATTGATCTAAATCTTCTGGTTGATACTTAAATATTGCTTCTTCAGTACCAACCTCATACATCATATTCTGATTCTTACTCCAAATCTGCTTAATCATATTACCAGTAATCGCTGCAGCAGTTGAAATATTAGTTGCAACTCTAAATGGATCAATATGAATTAGGTCAAAGTGTTCAGCATCGTTATAAAAAGACTCCATTCCGTCGTCTTCAACCTGCCCTTGCTTCTCACCACCATGATCTCTACAGATAAGCACTGATGAATTCCTATCTTTTACGTATTTTGTGAACGATTCTGTGTTCCAATCGTTTACATACCCACTAGAGAAGTCAATTTGCCTTCTAGAAGGTATAAAACCAATAGCATGTTTATGATTGATAATACAATCAACCACATTTTTACTCATTGGACCGATATAATACTTCGGAAACCTCATTTATTAAGACTCAAGAATAGATTATACTTACCAAAGTAGTATAAAAACATATCAAGTGGGTATTCATGTAGTGGAGACATGTTAATCCATATTATAGCAGTTAATATTTCAATGTTTTTAAAGTCTGTTCCCCAATATTCCTCACAAAAACCACGCAAAACCTCTTTACAATCTAAAAATGACTTCTTAACAAACACATCACAACTAATGGTGTCGGAAGTATTGATTGAATATAGTTCTTCTGCCAAGACTTGATGGTTTAATATTAAATTATGGTTCAATTTTGCAAGGTCATACCTCATATCACCTGCATCAATACTCCCATTGAAGTCTTGTCGCCAATCAATGAGTGTAAATTCATCATCTTTAAGTAAAATGTTGTCTAAAATGAAGTCTCCATGAAATCCAGTAGGTTCTTCACCCATAATTTCATTAAAATTCACTAATTCAAGCATAGAATTGATAGGAGGAACCTGAATTCCGTTAATATCATCAGTCTTATCGATGAGATTGTACTTATCAAGGAATTTATCCACTCTTAAAATTGTCTTGTCCCTATAAAAGGATAGTGCGTTATTTTTAAATGATGAATCTTGCTTGTTTTTCCATAGATGATCGGTTGCCCAGTTCAATAAATGCCTAAAATCTTCTAAATTGATACCATCAGCAAGTAAATGCCCCTCAACATACTTGTATTTGTAAAAGTTTTCGGAACTTTCTACAATTGGAGGTACTAAATGCCTTAAATTTTGGGTTCTTGAGATTCTGTCGGAGCAAATCTTCTTATTTTCAAAGAATTTGATCACGTGATTGTTCACAATAAAGATATTTTCATTATCCTTATCCAATACATTGATCGTTCCCTTCAAGACTGCACGTGTTTTCTTTAAAGAATCCACATTTCCCATATCATACCACTCATCAGTAGTAAAAACTCTGAAGTTATCCATCTTACGGATGATATGACAGTCACTTAAGTCGCTAGTTTTAACTGTATTGAGTATATTTCTACAATTTTGCCAGAATACTTGGTAATCCTTGATACCAGATACACCAACATACACATAATCAAAGTTCTGTTCACCCTTTTCATTGATTGAAACGATCCAACCATTGACACAGTTGATCGTTCTGTATGCCTGACTATTATCGCCTACACCACCGATAGACCAGTTCGTAGTAAAATCTACGTTATCAGTATAATTACTGCCTAGAATGGTATCACAGGCATGAAAGATGAACGGACACTGTAGTTCTTCCTCACAATGAGAGATAGAATAGAGTAAACTACTTCCTTCTCCCATATAATTGTCTACTTCTACAAATTTAATTGCACGTTCAGGATGTGCAATTGTTAGATATTGCTTTACATGTGAACCATAGTGCCCCAGAGTCACAACAAACTCTACATCTGGGGGATATGATTCAATAATATGAGAAATTGCTGGTTTGTCACCAATACGAACCAGACTCTTATTTGTGAACTTGGTTAGATTACCTAAACGAGAACCAAGTCCACTGGTGGTTAATAATACCTTATACTCTGCCATATTTGTCTTCTAACCTCACAATATCATCCTCACCAAAATAAGTACCTAATTGTACTTCAATGAACTCTACATCATCTTCACCTACATTAATCGGTTGATGCTTTGATAATCTTGGTATCTGTACGGTATCACCTGCCCCATACATCTTATAGACATCATTTAAACGTACTTTTAATGTGCCTTGTGTGATGATCCATACCTCTCTACGTTTATGATGATACTGATAACTTGGTGATTCACCAGGTTTAATCACAATCTTCTTGACTTTTGTATGCTCATCATCAATGAGGTTTGTATAGGAACCCCAAGGTTTAATTACTGTTTCCATCTTTTAAGTACTTACACATTGTGAATATAGTTTGACCCAAGTTTGAATTGGTAGTAAAGGTATCATGATCATAGTCCTGCATATAGGAAATCGGCACACCATTACTTTCTAATGAATGATTAATGGCATGAGTAATACCGCCACTACTCTGAAGGTCATTAACACTCTTTATAAAACCGTCCGTTAATCCAATAGGATAGACGAAAAGGTTATCATCGCAATTGCCCGAATCATGCTTTATAGGTATATTAAAACTCTTCGGATCAATATTAACTTCATCAAATCTTTTTAACCACCGTAGATCAGGGCGAGTGATAATTACGAGGTCATACTGCTTTTCCTGTTGCTTTACGATCCGAGCGAGGTTTTCGTGGTGAGCGAGTTGAGCGTGCCATGTCGAGGCATTACGGTATTCTTCACCAAGATAACCATAATACGTCATATTCACGACGTTATTATACAACCAATCAATTTCAGGAGAACCTTCATAGGTACTCATAAAGAAATCAATATCATCGAAACACTTCCAAAACATATTAGAGTGATTCTCAATCGTTTCCTTTACGAGCTCCAGCGGTGAATTAAAGGTTCCCTTATAAGCAATTGCTACATTCATTCTATCATCTCATAAGTGATCTCATCAGGATGCGGAGTTCCTGTCTGATAGAACTCCACTGCTAAATCCTCCATGATATCAAAGTACTCCATCTCTGAAACATCTTCAAAGATGACTTTGTTATTACGGAGGATGTTATACCTACTTTTCATTGTATAGTATGCTAGCTACTCTATATAACCCTTGTTTTCTCGTGACCTACTCTGACACGTGGATCGCACCATATTTCAAAGCCTGCTTCTTTAGCATCCAAGCAGAATGATACATCTTCTCCACACATATCCTGTACTTCACCTGATTCAAATACCTGCATCTTTGGAGCAAACCAAGGATAAGGTAGACCTTCATGTTCAAATACACCATTCTTGATAAGTAACCAACCAAAACCAGTATAATCAACTGTAAATGGTTTCTTACGCTTACCAATACTCTCACCAGTTTCATGATTCATGACTCCACCATTGGTTCTGAAATCATCTTCATCTAACCAATGTGCAACAGAAGTAGTACTTCCATCCTCTGTCATATACCAACCAGCAGCAATATCCTTATCCATAAGAACAAGTTGCCAGAACTTTTCACTGTTGAAAACTATATCCGAATCAATCCATAGTTGATAATCATACTTTAACTTACCATCCCAAGGTAACTGATTAGGTCCTCTTAATACATTTGCACCCAGACACTTGCAGCGTGCGAAGTTAACCATTGAGGAATAATCTTGACTGATCTGGATGGATGCACCCGTTTGGACAAGATCAAAGCATAACTGTACAAAACTTTTCAAGAACTGATAGGATACACCACGACCAGGTAAACAGAATACAACTGTCTTACCTTTCATCATCTCCCTTGCTTTATCGAAATCCCATTCAGGTTCTTTCTTAACGACAGGAGATTTTGCTTTAACTGTAAATCCTTTTGCCATAACGTTATGTAATTACATCAATATTATACATCAATCTACTTATAACGTCAATAAGATGCTTCGATATATTGTTCGTTAGGGATATCCGTAATCTTTGAATATGTTAACTCTTCCTTATAATATGAATGATATAATCTTCCCCATATAACATCAAACTCCTCTTCATTCAAATCCTTAAACAAACAACGATCATTTAAGTATATGTGAAAGGTACTCATTCTGTTTCTCTAATAAAAATCTCGTCTGAATCTTGTATCCACTCTAACTTTGTTCCTTCATACCATCCCATATCATTTAACAACCACTCTGGAATTGTTAATGTATATTCATCTGTAACTGGATCGATCTCTATGGGGCGAATATTTTGCTCGGAATTTTTTCGCATTACAAGTATTCTCTTTTTGCATTATATAGTAATTTTGACTTATTCGCAAGTGCGATCCTGTGAGGATTTTTATACAGCGAAAAATTTTTTGATATTGAATGTTATATTGACCTCGCTTCCGTAACACTTTATAGCTTAAGGGATCCATCGGTTTTTAACGCCACGGGGGGCGGAAACCCCCAACGGGGGGCAACTGCCGATACACGAACCCATTAGGTCGCACTGCCCTGTCTAACCATTGCCATGCGGTCCAACCTATACTGTGCCTTCGCTCTTGCGATCACACCGTCAAGGTCTTTGACCATGCACTTGCCCAGACCCCGTGCCTTTGTAAAGGTCATGCCACTGCCTGATGATGCTCTCAGAACGTGCCCCTTAACATTGGTGTCAGTTGCTCTTACTGTTCCGATTGCTTTTGCCATAGAGTTCATTGCTTTAATACTCTTATTATAAAAGAACGAATGAGAAAATAGGGGAAGCGTGTGCCACTTCCCCAACTGGTCTAATAGTTGCTATTAAACACATAACCTGAGTCGGTTATAGTGTAGTCGTAGGATAGAGCATAGTCCCAGGTCTTTTCCCAGTCGACCTGCACCCAGTCTGGGAGTTCTCCGTGTCCGTAGCAGTCGTCAACTAAACTCTCAGCAAAATCTGCTCCGCTGTAGTATTCGCCTTGAAACATCTCAGGGGCATGTTCGACCATATCCATTCCAAACTCCTCCAGGAATTCGTCAACGATGCTCTCAGAGAGTTCGTCAACTGCTGTTTTGTAGTCTTGCAAGTACATTAGATTGTGTACCCCGTGAGTGTCAACAAACTCTTCGACCTCATCTCTGATTGTGTCGCCTTCTAACAGTTGGTCAGCAGTAGAGCGAATGTCTGAAATGTAGTCAGTCGCAGTGTCGCCAAGATCATTAATAAGGTCGATTAACCAATTAACGTTTGAGATCCAAGGGGTCTGCCAGTTGGTTGAGAATGAAGTCATTTTAAAATGCCTGTTTGATGTCTTTAGTATAATGGAAAAGGGGCAGTTGCCTACCCCTGAAATGTTAAGAAAATCAGTCTTTGTCGCTGATGTTCCAATA